CCATTGGTACCAGCATCACTATGATAGCCGCCATGAGCAGCACCAAAGGTATGATCGCCCCAAGCGCTCCAAGGCTACTCACCGCCTCCGGCTGCCCGGCCGTCCACATAGCTCTCGCCCAGTATCCACGCGATGACCACGCCCACAATCCAGCCATATACGTCGGCAGGAATGCCCAACGCCAATCCCTCATTGAGTATCATCAGCAATGCGGTGGCCAACGCCATCAGAAACTTGCGGCTTTTCAGCCTGTCCATCCAAGGTCTCATTGTTACTTACCTCCCTTTCAGATAACTAGCCATGTTTTGCAGCAACGCGGCAACATACTCAGCTTTGGCGGATTGGCCCGTGTTCACTACGCCCAACCAGTAGTCAGATGTATTTATCACGCCCGCCTTTTGTAGCTGGGCTATTGCCTCTATAGTGGGATTTACCGGAGCAGGGGCCGGAGCGTCATTGATCTTGGCAAGGAGATATGCCCACGGGAAGTTTTTACCAGGGCAAGCAGTAGCCATTACGTCGCTATGTCCTTGTATGTTTATTTTTCCATACTTAGGTCGGAGAAGCTTCTCTAACCCAATAAAAGCATTTAACTGTGCTTCGGTAGGTCTGCCCTCCTCAAAATTTCCAGTGAAACAAACACCAATACTGTCCCCGTTGGCTCCAGCCCCAGCATGAGCGCCGATGCTGTTCTCTGGGCGTCCGCGCTCAATAGTACCGTCCTGCCGGATTACAAAGTGATAGCCTATTCCAAGCCATGGCACACCGTTGTCTTTCCTTGCCAAGTGCCAGCCGTGAATAGTTGCGGCCGAGACATCAGAACTGGCTGAGTGGTGGAGGATATACCTTCTGGTTGCAGATCGCTTTCGCGGCGTACCGTTAAACTTGAGGTTCGTTTCGATAATCTTCATAAGTTCCTCCTTCCCTGTATCCCCGGATTTCTTCTTTCTTTTTAGTGATACTGGCCAAAGACCATAGCTCAGCGGTCGTAAACGCGAACCAGGCCGCGATCAGTGCGGTAGGCTCGGAACCGGTACGCAGAAACACGAACAGAACCGCAATGGTAAAACCCACATTAAAAAGGACCACCACCGTGACGATAGCTTTCGAAAATTGGGTTTTTTTCAGTTTTCCTAAGGCCCATATGATCATGACCACCAGCCCCACCAGGAGCAGACCGCCTGCCCCGCCCAGTACAATGTAGCTTGTCACCTCCTCACCTCCCAACCAGCCAGCCGCAAACACCAACCAGCATCGAGATTAACATCGTAGCCCACAAGGGCAGCCTGTTGGCTAGGTTGTCCCTTATCTCCTTAATATCACACTTGACCTCAGCGACATCCCCGAACAGCGTCTTGATCTGCTCCTGGATGCGCGCTACATCCGTCTCAGGCATCTCCCACGCCCCTCTCCAGTGTTGCTATGTATCTCAAGCGGCCGGGCCGCGATTACAAAAAAGGTAGGCCCGCCGGAGCGGGCCATGAAAACGATAAAAGCTACGAGCCGCAGTCTAAACCACGGCTCCATATAAAATTTGGTGAAGTCACAGTCTCGGCAAGCCATGGACCACCCCCTAGTAGATTTTTCCGGCTCCGACAGCCTCGGTTGTTGTGACGTCAAAATATAATCGGAAGTTTTTGATTTTCATGTCGCCGGGCGATCCTGCATCATTTTTGACATAAATATCTATTGTGGAATTGGCAGCCACTGTAATATCCTCGCTGAAAGTCTCGTAGGCAGCTCCCACGCTTCGTTCTGTCCCCACGGCCACGCCATCAACATAAATCCTGCATTTGAAGCCATAGGTAGCCACCCGGACAGCATCAAAGGCCACCCGGACAGTGCCATTCCGAAATATCCTTAGGCCCCTTTTTTTGTAATAGGTTCCGCCCTGTGCGACAGTATAAGTCTCTTCAGTATCGTCAGAGTATTTTAGGTTCGCAGATGCCGTAAACCCGCCAGGGACAAAACCAGCTAAAAAGTCACTGCGAAGCTGTGCCTGCTTGGCGTGCAGGCTCCCGGTCGCGCTGGCTGAATCAGTCCGCTGCCCAATTTGACGTCTTATCCAGGCTAATATAGGCCCCCACATACTAAGTCACCGTCCCGTCTGTCAGATAATCGCCATCAAAGGTGATTGTGATAATGTCTCGGATTCCCCCGGCTGCCGTTCCGCTGGGCGGCAGATAGCGGTAAACCTTATCCAGTTCGCCAGTATCATAGATATATGTCTCCTGTAAATTGGTGCCGAATATACCATGGATTAAGTCGCCTGTATTGCCAGTATAGACAGCAAAGTGGATTGCATTGTTCAATGACCATGCTCCTGACGTTCCCGCCCGGTTATAGCAGGGATGGGCCGCGTCCTGGGATGCTTCGCCGATCAGATGGAAGTGGTTTGTCACATCGCCCACCTTGCCGATCTTGAGCCAGTAGTTAGTCTCCGCTGATAGTCCGGTGACGTTGAGCGGGATATATACTGTCCCGGCACTGGCGGGCAGGTGCTCTTTGGGGATAGTGATTGTCTTTAATATGGTCCCCTCCGCCGATCCATCCGTAGCAAAGTCAGAGTCCAATACATAGACGGTTAAGTCCTGCCCGGTACCATCGGCCGCTATAGTCAACTCAGCCCGCATCATGGTGGTCACCTCGGTAGCCGTGAACCGGATGACATAATAATTGTCAAATACATTGTTCTCTGTGGTCCCACTGCCGGTCTTGCTATCGATGGCCGTACCTTCATATATCAATTTGAAAGACTGCTGCGCCTGCAGTTCATTGATACCAGCCGCTGTAATTGCATCACCGGCTACCTTCGCATTTAATGCCAAAACCTCACCCCCCTACGCCGCCGCAAAAGCAATCTGCACTTCTACGGTCAACTGTTCATTACTGGCCTTTGATACCCCGCCAACCGGCACCAATCTATTTAATAATCGGCCGCTATCTGCTGAGGCTGTTGCCTCCAGGAACACTCCCCACTCGGTAAAGTCGCCAACGGCCTCCCCGGTCAGGAAGTAGAACCGGTAGATGATAGTGGCTGAGTTACGGGTCAGTGTGGTGACTATCTTCCTGACTGTCTCGGTCTCCAGTTTGGTATCACCGTTGGCCGCAGCAGTGGTACCGGTACCCAAGGCGACATAGATAGCGCAGTCCTGGGCCAATTCATCTGCCAATATGGCGGCATATGCGGCCAGACCCGATGCTACCACCAGATTCTTTTCAGTCCGGCGGCGGATTTCTTTACCATCTTTGTCTGACCAAATAAAATTCCAGGTACCTGTGACCTGGATAGACTCATTCATATAATCACCCCTAACCGAACACCGCAAAGTCGAACAGGGCGTCAGCCTCATCGTACTCATAGGCGTCAGAGTTGATTGTGGTCGTGGTAGTATCTGCTGCGGATACAGTCTCTGTATTACTCTTGATCTTGTTTATAATAGCCGTGTTCTGGTCGGCCTTCTGTTGCTTTGATATCAAGGCTTGCAGGAAATCCGCTATCCCCATGAGCCGGCCGCCGAACTCGACAGTCCAGAACCAGTCCGCCGCGTAATGGATACGCACCGACTGGACCATATAACTGTTGTCAATCCCTCTATCTGCCAATGTTACGGTCAGTATCTGCCCCGGTTCCCATCCGGGCTCCAGGGTGATAAAGGACCCTTTGACCTTGGGGTTGGCATTATCGCGCATATCCCTCACGGCCAAAGCCTGGGCGGCCTCCAGTGTGACAATGGAATCATCGTTGATCATATGTTCATAAACGCCATCGCCGCCCTGAACGGCTTTTAATGCGTCCTGGCTGTCCTTGTCCTCGTAGAAGGTTATAACCGGGATATCGTACTGGTAAGTCACAGATATGGTGGTACCGTTTGCCGGAGCACTGGTCCCGGATCCGCACCGGACATACTTCTCCTGATAGTTCATCAGGTAGTCGTAAGTGCCGTCATCCTCGTTGATATTCTCAATCCCTACGGTGACTGCAACCGCATTGACAGTCATGCTCAGGTTATGCGGCTTGTGCCCCAGATTAAATAGCGTCTGGCTGCCATCGGCCACAAACTCGAAGGTAGCGGGGTCTGAATACATGGACCCGCCCAGGACATACACCCGATTGCGCAGATTCTGCATGTCGATGCTGAACTTGAAGTCGCCCCATTGACTCCGGGTACCGTCCACCAGATTGATTGGAGTCGGGGTCAGGAGCGATGCCGCGTCAAAGAACCGGACATGCTTGGTCTCATCGATGTACCACTGCCAGCCGACATAATCACATAACTGCTTGAAGCAATCGCTGGGCCGGACATAGTTGAACGGGATATACTCAACCAGCGGTGCACCGGTGGTCACGCTGTCCAACAGACCGACGGTATACTTGGCGATGATGTCTTTGACAATGGCGCTGGCCGACTCGTTCTCGTAAGTCTCAGTCACCAGCTTACGGTCAACCAGCTCCGTGTAGTCGTTGCAGTCTATCTGCCAGGTGTCAGCGTCTTTATCCTTCAGCTTGACGTTGACGATTATCCCACCAAATAAAACACCCAGCGTGGAGTCGGTTATTATAACCTCATCCCCCTCGCTGGGCCGGGTGCTTGATACTATTGTGCATCTGCAGGTATCCACCTGGTAGGTAAGGGCTTTCACTATTTCCAGAGTGTCCTGCTGGACGTATTTCTCAGTTCCCCCGACAGTCAGGGTATAGCTCATATCCGCACCCCCCGACGGTTGAGTTCGCGCTCGATGTCGGACCAGTTGCTGGCATAGACAGTCATCTGAATACTGGTCCCGCCGTAGGTGTTATTGGTATTGCCCGCGCCAGCCAGGGCAGGATTAAGACCTGCTGCAACATCTCCCAGGGAGGATTGGAAGGACAGCAGGTATTTATCCATGCCCTCAGCAAAAGCACTGAGCATGTTGACGCCCCAATCTTCAACAAAGCGACCCGGCCCCTTCTTGGTAGGCGAGCTAAAGCCTAAAAAGTCGGCAACAGTCTCGGCGGCATCTGAAACCGCGTCCCGTAATTCTCCAAAACCGTTCTTGAATCCCCGAATAAACGAACTGATGAGATTGCTGCCCCAATCCAGGGCTTCTCTTATCAATCCCGAAAAGATATCTTTGATAGCGCCCGCCATGGTGGATACCACATTCTTTACTGCGGTTGTCCCCAGCACGAATATGTTTTTGATATTCTGCCAGGCACCGTCGAAGTCCAGGGTTATGATATTCATGGCTAAAGCAATTATCTCGCCGATGATCTGCAGTGCAGTCGATATGATTATTTTCACGGACTCCCAGACTGCGGTCCCGTAGGTGATAAAATACTTACCCCACTTATCCCAAATGCCTGTCACAAATTCCCCGAAGGCGGCAAAGCTGCCCCGGATATCATCCCATATTTTCAAAACGCCACTGCGGAAGTCCTCATTGGTTTTCCATAGATTTACGATCACCAAGCCCAGCCCAACTATGGCCGCCACTATTAACCCCACTGGGCCTGTCAATAACCCGATCGCCGCGCCTAACGTGGGGAATCCAGCACTGAATATGGCCATGCCGGTAGCTCCGGCTTTGATGGCAATCCCCATGGCTCCAAACGTACTGACAACGCCGCCAATCAATGAAATCAGCGGACCCAGCACCATCAATACCGGCCCGACAGCAGCCGCGATCAGGGCGAACTTAACGGCTAAGTCCAGCGTGGTAGGAGATAACTCCTTAAAGCTCTGAAGCATCTCGTTTATCCTGGCCAAAAAGGGAGTGATCACTGGCAGTAGGATATCGCCGACTGTCGTACCAATGTTCTTTAACTCGGTCACCATGGCCCTCATCGACCCGGATGCTCCTTGGGCCTCTCTGGCAGCCTGTCCTTGAGCCGCCCCGGTTTGCTCCATGATCAGAGCGAGCGTAGCCGCCTGCTTGGTGGCCAGGTCCATTTCGCCTTTGCCTGAGTATATCCCCATCTCGAACGCCTTGGTTTTAATCATTGCGTCATTGACCGCCATGCCGTAGTTGTCCAGCATGGTGTTATTACCCTTTAATGCCCCGGTCAATGCCTGTACGGCGCTCTCGGTGGTGCCTCCGTACATGGCAGTAAGGTCACCGGCCAGCGCTACCAGCGTCTGGGCTTGTTTGGCCGCCGCCTCCTCAGACATTCCGCCGATGTTCTGCAACATCGAGCCCATCATATTGGCGTACTCCAATGCCTCGCCCTCGGCAACGCCATAGTAGGTCGGCAGGTTATCCGCCCAGTCTTTCATGGTACTGGCAGAGGACTTGAATATCTGGTCGGTGGCCCCCATGGCGTCCTGCATGTCGGCGGCCATCTTAAAAGCGGCCGCACCGGCGCCCACTATCGGGAGGGTGAGTCCAGTAGTCAACTTACTGCCAATATTGCTGATGCCGCCAGCTATCTTGTCCACGTCTTTATTAAAGTTATTTAGGTCTTTTTTGGCCTGTTTTAGACTTGAGTCCAGCCCGCTGATATCCCCAATTATGGCCACGGCCATTGTGCCGATTAATCCCATCTACTTCACCCCCTCCGGGCGCTTGATCTTATCCCCGTAGTGCTCATAAAACTTCTCTTTGTCTGGCTTGGGGTTGTACTTCTCAATATCGGCCCCGTTCCATTCCATGGCGTACTCGAACAGCATAATGATGTGCTCCAGTGTCATGTGGTCTAAAAGATAATCCAGGGTGTAACCATACAGCATGGCCACCCTGGAATACACCCTGCAGATCTCTATCCCCGCTTTTTTCCCGGTTCCTGCCCTCCGGCCTGCTGCATAATGGGTTCCAGCACGAACTTCGTAAACTCGGACAGCTGGGCGAAGTCGGTATTATCCAACAGCCAGTCAACCGTGACGTCGGGGTCGGTCAGTTTGCACACGGCCGCTACCGGCTCCAGGGCGTTGACAAATTGTTCTTTTGGTGTCAACTTGCCT